CACTAATCCCGTTTTGATTAGTATGTTTTTAATTTTTTCTCCTATTAGTCTGTGGTGGTGACTAATAGTCTTATTATATCATTTTATTGCAAAAAAAAGGGCTAGCACTTAAGCTAACCCTTTAATTATTAGACTAGATTACTTAATTAGCGCAACCTTAGCCTTTGGATTTTTTGCATTCCACTTCTTAGCAAGTGCATTAAACTTTGCCTTGTGTTCTGCCTTTGCAGTTGCAAGTGCAATGTCTGCTGCTACCTTTGCGGTAACTGTTGCTGAATCAGATGCTGCTTTTGCGTCTGCAAGTGCCTTATCTGCTGCAACCTTATCTGCTGCACGACCAGCATTTGCTGCTGCTAGTTCTGCAGTAAGTCCTGCAACTCTTGCGTTAAGAGCAGCAATTGTTCCATTAAGATCTGTTACTGCAAATGATGCAACAACTGCCTTAACTGGTGCAGCAAGACCTGTTACTGCTGTAGCAGAGGCTGCGCCTGTTGCTGCAACTGTTACTGTTCCTGCAACTGCAACAGCTAACTTTTCAGCCTTTGAGCCAAGTGTTAGTGTTGAGTCTGAAGCAACGTTTGCTGCTGTTGATGTAATGATTGACTTTGAAATTGAGGCATCTGCCCAAGTTCCGCCAATAAGTGTTGCTGTTACTGTTTCTGCACCTACTGGGTTACCAAATACGTCTGTTACATTTACAGAGACTGATGGGATTGTTCCTACTGCTACTGCAGATGGAACTGATAGGCCAACATTGTATGCTGATCCTGCAATACCCTTAACATAAACAATAGTTGAATAAGCACCATTTGTAATAGTTACTGATCCAGTATTTGTTGATGTTGTAAATGCATATACAGTAATTGCAGTTCCCTGTGATGTTGCTGAATATGATGTTGTTCCTGCTGATGCAAGAACTGGTGCTGTTGGAGCATTGTCCAAAGCTAGAACAAGCTTAACTCCACCTGCTGATGCAAATGAAACTACTGTTCCTGTGTCTGCAGTTGCAACAAGTGCTACAGCATCTGCTGAATCAACCTTATTGTCTGCTGGCACATTTGCAGTTGCTGGTGCAGCAGCAGTTGTTGCGTTTGCTGATCCTGCCACCGTTACTGCAAGAGGTGCTGCACTTGAAGGTGCAATTGTCAAAGCTGTGCTAGTCATGGCTGCAGCGATGATTAGCGATATTTTTTTGAATGAATTCATCTTTCTCCTTGTTAGTTTGTTTATATTAGATTAAGTTTATCAAGAAAATCTCTAACATCGTTAGGCATTTCCCGATTATCTAATTCTACCATATCCCTTTGCTTTTGTGCAAGTCGTGCACTAGAGCTCCAAGTATGGACATCTATCTCTATATTAGTATTCTTTTGTGTATGAGAAATAGCTCCAAATACTGCTCCACATACTGCGTCTGCTAAGTCTTTAGATTTTTTGCGTGGGTGATCTACTCTGTTACCCTTCATTATTTTTAATTCTGACATTTCTTCCAGCAGAATTGGAATCATAGGAATGGCAACACGCTCTTCATATATCATCATTGCTAAATCTTCATAATGTTTTTTGGCTACAGAGACAGTCTCAGTTCTTATTCCAACTGCCTGTAACTCATTTTGAATATCAAATGATTGCCAACGGTCAAATGAAACCATGCCTAGATTAAACCCTTGTCTACGTAAATTCATAATCCATTGCTTTACTTCTGATAAATTTACTGGCCCTTCTGCTCTTGGCTCCCACCATGCAACGGCATCAACAACAACAATCGGGGCTACTTGCTCATAATCTTTAATTACTTGAATACTTACCCACTTATCAACATGCGCTATTGCTACGGCACACTTATCGTGTTTCTGTGCAAGGTCAGCATGAATATAATAAACCTTGTCTGGATCTGGCTTAAAGGTTTCATCAAACCTTCTAAATGAGTCTAATGGATTTCTAGAATTCATGCATCTCTCTAACTTATCTTTTTGTTTAAAGAATGCGTCAGAAGCATAGGTTGGCATACAGGCAAAACGCATCATTGCATCACCAAGGTCTGTATAAAAAGCTAATTTAAAATCTTCTATCTTACGTGTAGGGTTTACTTCCCATGTAGGTCTTTTGAATGCAAATACTCTTGGTATTTTATATTGGAGGATTGTATCTTCATCCCACGAAATTTCAAATTGATTTCCTGGATCATCATGGGGCAAATCTTCATTCATTATGAAGGTGTGTGTGCGTTCAATAGTTTCTTTTTCAGCAATAACTGATTCATACCGCTGAGAAATAAAGTCACCTTGATAGCGTGGGAATGAAAGAAGAACCACCTTGCCTAGGTCGGGAAAACGAGAGTCTACTGTTCCACGAAATGCTTTATAGATATTATCTGCAGTCTTACCCTGTTCGTTACCCGTTCCAACTTCTGTAGCAAAACCAGAAATTTCATCAAGCACTGCCATTAAAAGGTTTAGACCCTCGTGAGATTCTCTTTCTGAGTGACCAGAGTAAACCGTTATACCTTTATCAAATTCAACCGAATCTGCTTTTGGATTATATTTTCCAGCAAACCAAGGTGACTTTTCAACCTTTGTTTTAAATCCTTTAAAGAAAACATTTTTAGCCTGTTGTGCGTTAACAGCAACGTTAATAATATCAATAGCATCTCCTGGTGGTTTGCCAAAATAAACTGCTGGATCTTTAAGGCATAAAAGTTTATACACTACATATGCACATGCTACTGTTGATATAAAGTCTTTTCCACTACCCTTACCAAGTTGAAGAATAAGTTCATTCTTGGTATATTTATTAAAATGATTTGTTCCTTCTTTTTCTCCCATTAGATCTATAAGGTCTTCTTTACGATAAATTTGGCTCATAGCCTCTACAATTTCATATTGAATGTCAGATAAAACAGGCTGGCCTAAATACTCTGGAGATTGCACAAAAATCTTTACATCTACTGGTGTTTCAACAAAATGATTTTCTTTTAATACATCAAGAAACTCATTGAACATCGTGGACAATTGTAATCACTTCGCCTTCTTTTGCAATAGTTGAAAGCCTTTGCATAATTAAATCACGTATTTCTGGATGTTCAGAAGCAACATCACGGAGTATTCCTATTAAAACTTCTTGTCTGCGTTCAATTTCAACCATTTCTTCTGCAAGTTCTTTATTTTCAAGAAGTCCAGCCTTTTGTAACATTTCAATTCTAGATTTTTCAATATCCATAACAAGTTTAATTGATGCTGTTTTGGCACTTAAATTATTAGTAAGGCTTGCCTCATCTATAACTTCGTATGCTTTTGTAATTAACTTTGTATAGTGTGTATCTGCTCCTACTAAAGCTTCTTTAGCCCGTGCACGAATAGCATCATTGGCAGATGCCATAACTTTCCACTCATTAATGAGGGCTACAACTCTAACCCTTGGTATGTCCAGTTCTTTAGAAATAACAGTTGGATCATTTCCCTTTAGGTATTCAGAAACGACCTGATTGACTTGATCAAGATGGCTTACTAAATCAGACTCAGTTGACATATTTACCCTCTAATCTATTAATCTCATCCTTAATATAAAAAATTGCTTTTTCAAGATCTTGGATAGTTTTTGCTTCATCTTTTAATCCTGCTCTCCATAAATATTTAAAGGCATTCCCAATGTTAAAATTTCTATGTCTAGTAATTTCAATACACTCAACGCCAGATGGATCAGTAGTGTAGTGTAATGGATTGTTTACTTGATCAACCGTAATTGTAAGACTATTATTCAACGTCTTCATCATCATCCCAATCAAAAGTTTCTGGCAATCCTCTTAGTGCTGTAATGGCATAGGTTAGTCCTACTGCACCAGCAACGCCAATTCCTATGAAAATCTTTTGTGCTTTGTTCATCGTCTACTCTTTCTTAATCCAAATTTTGCAAGATAAACATAGATTGTTTCTATGCTTGCCCCACACTCTTTTGCAATATCTTCTGGAGATTTTTTATCCATAAGATACCTCTTACGTAGCCAAACCTCTGATGTATATAGTTTACCACCCATAGTTTTATTTGTCAACTTCTTTTTCAGAAATATCATAGTTAAACCTATCGGAGTTTTCTAAGATCCATTTATCTTGATTTTCAACATCATATTTTCTTTCATTAATTATCCTATCAATGAGATAATCTTTTTCAAGAGTAAAAGATGGCTCATATATACGAACTCTATTATTAGGCTGAATAGCAAAGTTTCCGTCATCTCTTTGTATAACGTGACCACACTTGTGATCTGCTGGGCTTTCCGAATATCCGTCATCTAAAACATTTGTGTCTGGATTATGCCAGTCTAGTGTAAACAAATAGGTTCCCTTATTCATTGTTTTTGTTCTGTCTATGTAAGACATTCTAAGGTTTGTTAGATTTTCAAATCTTGTTACAGCAATATGGTGACTAAAAGAATTCCATAAAACTAAATTATGTAGGTCTACTTCAGGAACACCTGGCTCTGTGCAAAAAGCAGAAATTGGAAGTCTCCACCAAAGGCCACCATCTGGCATCATAATATGAAAAAGTGGACTTCTAGACTTTAGACTAGAGACACCAAAAACAACACACTCAAAATATTTATCATGGCTATCCTTATGATTACGTAAATAGTTTCCTCTTACATAACAATTTATTGGTGGTATGTTTGCATTTAGCTCTGGCATTATAGATTATCTCTTTCTGCTGTTTTTAGTTTATCCCAAAATCCACCAGGATTTCCTTGATATATTTGTCCAGTTTCCCGATCTATCAAAAGCCATTTTGTTGGCGATAAGGTTTTTACAGTCAAGGTTGTGTTTTTTTCTTCTTCTTTAAAGCTAAAACTATTTCTTTCCATTATTTCCTACCGCCTTATCCCAATTATTTATAGCCCAATGCCCAATCCCTACCGCATCAGCAACGTCATTATCATCAATAATTTTATCATATTGCATGTTAATAAACCTGATAGTCTTTTGCTTTCTTATTTCTCTTTCATTGGACTTATGCCATGCTTCTGACTTCCCTGGATTTTTTGATCTTATAAAAAATTTTTCATCCTTAGTTAGTTTCCCATTACCTATAGATATTTGCCAAGTAATTGGGGCGACAGTTCCTATTACCTTGGTTCCAGTTAATCCAGCAGCACCTAACAAAGCTCCTTGAACAAGGGCTAAATCAGCAGCAACTTTTGGGGAATTCATAAACACAGTATGCTCAATAACAATAGCCTCAAACCCACCATAGTAATCAAAGAAAGCTTTTGTTTTCTTGCAAGCATCCATTACTTTTTCGTATGTATTATTTCCTTCAAATTTGATTTTTCCAACAACGCCAAGTGTTTTTTCTTTGGTATCAAAAAGGGAAAAGGCAAGACTATTAGTGCTTGCATCAATAGCACATATAGTCTTAGGCATTACTTCAAATCCCCATTTATTCTTGCTCATAGTCAATAAAACCTTTCAGCTTTTTTAACATTTTTGCAACTTCTTTTTCACTAACATTACAATTAGCGCAAAATCCAGAATCATTATAGATGGATAGATCAGAATTGCATCCACCCAAACATTTTCTTACTTTTCCGATTCTGCTTTTTCTACGTTTTGCATTATATTTTTCTACAATTTTTTCTTTTGTGGCAGAACTTCTACATTCTTCTCCACAATATATTTGATAACTTACTTTTGGCTTAAAGTATGTATCACAATAATTACACAGCTTCACTCTGTTCCTTCAGTTCTTTAAGAGATGCTATCTTAAAGACTCCAGGGCCTGCCTCATCGCATGTTTTTTTGATTGGACAGTTTTTACATATTTTAGAATTTGATCTATAGTTTTTAGTTGGTAATGTTTTATCTTCCCATACTTTTCTAACAGATTTCATCCACTCAAAAGCTTCATCAATCCATTTACGATAGTAGTCATTTACTGCTACTGGAATAATAAGCAACTCGTGATTATTTTTATTTTCATAAACAAGAATGCCTTTACCTTTTTTAAGAATCTTCATATAGATTAATATTTGCACAACGTGGCCCATTTTTGGCTTACCTGTGCGTTTACGATATTCAAATACTTCATTGTTAGATGTTTTTACTTCAACAACAATATCTTCATCTTTCCACCTAATGAGATTATCCACATATCCAAATATTGGTGGATCTTCATTTGTAAGCTTAAATTCTGAATCAATTGATATACCAGAATTCTTAAATGCTGTTTCAATTCTTCCATGTGAAAGAGTTCCATTAGTCATATTGGCAACACCATAAGGATCTGCATTGTCCTCAAACATAGCACCTTCAAAAGCTAGATACCAGTATCTTGGACATTCTCCATGTCCATAAGCAATTGTTGATGGACTAAAAGTTTTCTTTTGTGTATGCTTAGGATCACGGCCAACAAGATACCCAGCCTCAATAACCTTAATTAGTTCTTTAGCGTCTATCTGTGCTGCTGTTTCTACTTCTCGAATCATTATCTGTTTCAATAAATTTTTAGTCATTTTATCCCCTTGTTCATATAAGTATAGCAGGTTAGCGCATTATATACTTGAGTGCTGACACCAAGTTATTGATAGATTCTGCTGCTGTATAGTAAATGTTTTTCTTTGCACGATCATTCTTATCCACATTAGCCATCCAGGTAGCCCTAAAAGCCATCTTTGCTGCAATTGCTTGCAATCTTACAATCTCAATACTTGCCACTTGAGCTGGAATATCTGGCTTAATTATTACCTTAGCAATAAATGTTAGGGCAGTAGTAAGTTCTTCATCTTGCATGTAGTCTGCTATTTCTGTTAAACCATTTACCATCTCTAATGTTGTTTTTTGTGGAGCTTCACTTGTCATTATCTTCTCTTTCTATTAATTGTTCTAGCATATCTAACTCTATTATAGCAAGTCTAACTTTTTGTGTTCCCTCGCCTAAAACTATAACCAATGCAGGATCCATACTTTTTTTAAGAGCATCTGTAACTATCTTAGCCCACACATCTTGATTCAATGTAAAAGATTTTGAACATTCTTTAAAATCTAAAACAAAGTTATGCCAAGAAGCATCTCCTTTAGTATTATTTCTACCAGAATTTTTATGTTGCTTGGCTCCAATTCTTTTAGATTCAGACCTTTCACTCATCAGAAAAATCTTTTCTTTTTTTCTTAACTGGTATTAAGCCGACTTTAGACACATGCTTTTTACTACACATCCAGGTTGCATCACCACTATCAAGCCAAAGTCTTAAAGATAAAACTTCTTCTGAACATTTTTTACAAGGAAATTTTCCTGGAAATACCTTAAAATCTTTTTCAGCCATTATTTAGTTTATCTCTTAATGATTGTTGTAAATCAAGATCTTCTCTAACTCTTGCAACAAAGCCATCTCTACCTTGAACTTTAGTTCCATCTTCAAGCTGATACCATGCACCAGTTCTATTAACTAGGCCTACAGCTTCAGCAGTATCAACAAGATCGCCGATGGAATCAATACCAATATCATCACCTCTAAAATAAAAATCATATTCACCAGACTGAAACCCAGGAGAAGTTTTAGAAAACTGGAGTTCCCATCTAATCTTTCTACCAATTTTTTCTTCAATAAGTTTGTCACCAACATGAATTTTCCCCTTAATTGCTTGATTATCAGACTCTGACGAAAACAACTTAATAACTGTTGACGAGTAAAATTTTGTAGCCTGTCCGCCAGTTGGTTGCTGACTTGTATACATTGCATTAATGTTATTACGTGATTGAGAAATTAATACAAAAAGTGTTGGCTTAACTTTATTATTAGCATAATTAATCATCTTCCAAGCGTTGCTAAAGTCACGAGACTCAGCACCAATTTGTTTAGTATTTTCTAATTGTTTAAGTTCATCAGAATCTTTTTCAAAATATATAGCAGGAAGCAAAGATGTAATTGAATCAACTACAACAATATCTACACCAGCATTTATAAGGTTAGTTCCTACATCTACCATTTCATTGATAGTTCTAGCCTGTGAATAAATAAGTTTAGAAGAGTCTACCCCCAGACGCTCTGCCCATACTTTGTCGTATGACATTTCAGCATCGATCCATGCACAAACCTTTCCTTCTTTTTGGGCTAGGCCTATCATTTGAAGGCATAGAGAAGACTTTGCTGAGGACTTAGAGCCCCAAATAAGAACTTGCCTACCATAAGGTAGACCCCCAGATAAAGCACGGTTTAAACCAAAGCTAGGGGTTTCTGCGTATTCTGTTGCTGGGACTGAATCACCAACCATAATACTTTTTCTTAATTTAGGGTTAAGAGCTGCTAATACTTCTTCCATGCTAACCATTTATATCCTCCAGTGTTATTGTTCCATCTTTTGTTTTACCAAAACTAAATTTATAAAATTTTCCTTCTTCAATTTTCATATATGCTTTTGGAAAAGCTGTTGGGAAAACTGTTATAGAATGTAGATCTCTACTTGTATCTGCAAGTGTTAGAGACGCCATCTTCTTGCCAGTCTTTGTAACCCTAGGCTTAAAGGATACAACAAACATTTCCTCATCTTTAAATGGAAGCTGTTTGTATCCTAAAAACTTTACCAAAGCATTATCAGAATTCTTTATTTCATCAACAGGTATTGCAGAAACAATCCTATTGTCATTTGCAAGAATAAGATAAGTGCGACCAGTCTCAATAGTCGTAGATTCTTCATCAAATATACCAACACTACCAGTTTTGTCCAAAATTTCAACTCTTGACCACCCAGTTCCTCTCTTAATTGCCTTTACCATTCCTAATAATATAAATGATCCCTTTTCCTCAAACTCTTCTACATCTTGAATAAATGCATAGTAGTGAGAAGGAATTGTTATATTAAACTCAGGAAGGTTAAGGTATTCATAAAGATTTTCCTTAATCTCTTGATCATTTCTAGGATTATCTTTAAATGTTGCAGCACCTATATATCTAAGAGCACTTAATGCCCTGCTGTTTACTCCATTACCCTTTGTAAAGGTAAACTCTTCAAGTTCTTTATATGATGAGAATGGTCTTGCAGCTATATATTTTGCAGCAATGTTATCTGATATAAACTTAATTCCAGTTAATCCAAACCTTATTCCCTTACCCTCAATTTTAAAATCAGCATCTGAATCATTTATGTGTGGAAGTTTAATCGCAATCCCCATACGCTTTGCCTCAATCAAATACTCTGTTCTTCCATCTTTATCTTTTTCATTTTTAAGAAGTGCAAACATAAACTCAAGAGGGTAGTAATACTTTAACCACGCCGTCCAATACGAGAGAGTAGAGTAAGCGACTGCATGGCTCTTGTTAAACGAGTATCCCGCATGTGCCTCAAAGTCTTGCCATAAATCCAAAGCTTCATTAGGACTAATATAGGCAGAAGCACCACTAATAAAACGATCTTTAAAAATGTCAAATTCTTTAGCATCTTTCTTCTTTCCAATAATCTTACGAACCTTATCAGCTTCAGACATAGACATACCACCTAAGTGAACACATGCCTGCATAACTTGCTCCTGATAAAGAACACAACCATAAGTATCTTTTGTAAACGGTTTCATAATTTGGTGACTATAAGACACATTCTGCTTGCCATGTTTACGTGCAATATAATCTTTACCAATTGTATTCATAGCACCTGGACGAACTAAGGCATTTGATGCAGCAAGTTCATCAAGATTTTTAACACCCATTTTAATTAAAAGGTTTGTGTATGGTGTTGCTTCACACTGGAATACACCTTTTGTATACCCGTCAGAAAGCATTTGATAAACATTAGAATCTTCCATGTCAATTGAAAGCAAATCTATGTCTACATAGTGATTTTCTTTAACCATGTTAACAGTATCTTTAATTACGGATAAAGTTTTTAATCCAAGTGCGTCGATCTTAATGAGGCCAATCCGTTCAGCTTCCTCCATATCAACACCAACAACAGGTATGCGTTCATCAGACCCAGGAGAAGATCTCGTCTCCATCGGAGCAAACCTAAAAATTGGATCTTTGCTAGTGACCACACCAGCAGCGTGTATGCCAGTGCCACGAATACGACCACGAAGTTTTTCACCATATATCTCCACCTCTGGATATTTTTCACGAAACTCTCTAGTTGATTTTGATGTGCAAAAATCATCCCATGTATCTACCAACTTTAAAACCTTATTAACATCTGTCAAAGGAATGTTTAAAACTCTAGAGATATCTCTAACAATTCCTTTTCCTCTAAACTGTAGAAACGTTGCAATAGAAGCAACATGTCTATATTGTCTAACTAGATAATCTTTAACTTCTTCACGACGGTTATCCTGAATATCTGTATCAATATCTGGAAAGTCATTACGTTCTGGATTAATAAAACGGAAGAACAATAGGCCATGTTTAATTGGATCAATATCAGTTATGCCAAGTGTGTAACAAACTAAAGAACCAGCAGAAGAACCACGGCCAGGTCCTACAAGAATTCCTTCTTTCTTAGCCCAATTGATCATACTTCTAACAACTAGAAAATAAGAAGCAAACTTTTTATTTTTAATAATTTCAAGTTCTTCATCTAGCCTATCTGTGTATTCCTGATTACCATCAAGTCCTTTTAGCTTCAGACCTTCAATAGCAATTGTTTTAAGTTCTTTATCTGGATCTTTATATTGAACTGGAAGTAGGTTTAATCCATCTTTAAGGTCATAATCTTTAATCTTATCAGTTACTAAGAGAGTATTGGTATACATGTCTTCTCTTGTAATACCCTGAGATTCCATGGCAACTTTCATTTCATTATATGATAATAAATGAATGTCAAACTTATTAAATGACATTTGTCTATCTGCTCCGTATAAATAATCAAGACGCTTCATCATTCCATCTTGCTTTTTTGATTTCTCATATGTAGCAGTTTTTTCTACCTTGGCATGTGAGTTCATAAGTAGTTTGAATTCTTGAATTTCTTTTTGTGATTCATCAACATGATGACAGTCTGGAGTAATAACAACTTCAATCTTAAACTCATCTGCTAAATCAGACAACTGTTTATTTACTTCTGCCCCATTGTGTGGCATAAGCTCCATATAAAAATCATCTTTAAATACACGCTTAAACCATTCAATGTGTTTCTTGGCTTGTGCATATTCATTATGCTCTATTGATTTTGCAATAATACCGCTAAGGCATCCAGATAAAACAATAATGCCTTCACTATATTTTTCTAATGTTTCAAAATCAAAACGTGGCTTATTAAAGTATCCCTCAGTCCAAGCAATTTCATTA